TCCACCAAGACACCAACGTGCCCATAACGGACCATCTTGCGGGTTGTTTCATAAGTCCAGACGTTGAGGTCATTGCCTTGCAGGTCAACGTCAAACAACTGCTCACGGATGATGTCGGCAGTGTCGTCAAGCCGCACGGGCTTACGGGTTAGCATCCCAGCCATCATGCGCTCAAGGCGCTGATAAAAGGGCGGCACCACGCTACGAGCTAGGCGATTGTCATAGGACTCGTCCAGCTCGCGTGGTTCCTGCGGCAGGTAACGGCGATGCTTTTTGCGCATCCCGTAAGTGCCCTGCAGTAGATCCTCTATCAATATCCAGTGAGGTTCCTGCGCGAACCATGCCGTGTTCGGATCGGTGACTTGCGTGACAGTCCGCTGAGCTAGCGGGCGGTCGTAAAAGTTGTATCCGCTATACACAGCTTGATACGCGCAGGCTTTGGTTCAGTTTAAGCAGCAGTTAGCGTTACGGACTTGCGACCAATTTTGATCTCAAACTCGTCGCCGGGCTTAAAACCCATCTCCTGCACGTAACCCTCACCGATGGAGAGCTTGCCGTTGAACTGCACCTTGGTCTTATAGGTCAGACTACGACCGCGCTTGCCAGGCACGTTCATCTGCAGCCCCTTGGCTTCAAGGAGCGCCTCATAAAACTGAGTGAAGCATACCTTGTCATTTTTGACGTAACCACATTCACGAACGAGGTCTGATTTATTCAGATCGCTCAGCTCTTTTACTTTGTTGATGAGATCTTGACCGACGAGCATGAGTAGGCTCAAAGGTGGGCATTTGCGACCATAGCTTAAAAAGCCAATATCTGCAACCCAGCCGTCAGTAAAGTCTGATGCCCGTTGACCGTCCAGCGCCTGCGTGCAGCGGATTGAACTCACGCCAGACCAAGTACCCCAAGGCGTCGTTCATGTGGTCAAAGCCTGCATCCTTGTCAGGCTCCCCCTTGTCTGTGTAGCACTGCAGCTCCAAGCACTCGGTCAGTCTCTTGCATTGCGGCGCGACCTGTAACCGGACTTGCCCTTTGCCGTTTTCCAGCAGAGCCTGAACAGCAGCCACCCGATCACGAACGGGAGGATTAGCCCTGGGTGATTGGTTGGACATGCCATAGGACTCAAGGATTGCAATGTCGGTCTGCGTTGCATTGGTGCTGCGATTGCCGCCGCTGGCGTCTGGGTAGATGTAAATACGGCGATCCGCGTATCGACGACGGATCTCGGCAGCCAGCGCGTCGGTGTCATGGGCGCCGGAGATCTCGTCGATGATCAGCAGGCCATTGCCGATGCGAACGCCGATCACTGCACTCATGTTGCCAACGTTGAAGTCAATGCCAATGCGGAGCGGTTCGCGGTCAGTATCAGGCAGGTCAGGTTGTACGTGCTTGGTGCGGTCGAAGCGGTCATAAACCTGCCCGGTGGTGAGGTTGACGAACTCACCGTCTAAATATGCACGCAGCAAGCTGGGGTCGTAGTTGGCTTCAAGACGCTCAATAAAGTCCGGTGGCAGGTGGGGGTTATCGGCGGTGCGCATCTTGATCAGATGCCGATCAGGTCTTGCCCTTGCGTCATCACTGCCAAAGGTATTCCACATCCAGCGGAAGCCCTCAGGTGTTGACGCTGCGCCAAACTGCCTGACGTTGCCGGAGCGTAAGCGACCAAGGATTTTAGGAAATGCCTTGTTGGCAATGCTTGGTGTGACAGTATCAATTTCGTCAGCCAAGACCCAGGCAAGGTTCAAGCCGATGATGCGTGACCAGTTCTCAAATGATCGGCACAGGATCTTGGTGTCACCGCCTGGCAGGTGCAGCATGTACTCAGGCAACGGAGACGCCCTGAAGGTGTAAGGGATCTCGTATGACTCAAGGAATTGCTCGAAGTCGTTCTGCCAAATGTCACGGATCAATGGTCCGGTTGGTTCCATGACCAGACCGATGAAGCCTTGATTAGCAGCGGCAAGGGTTACAGCCTTGGCACATAGCGCACGGGTCTTGCCAGCACCGTAACCAGCAGAGATGCCAAGGATCTGTGTGCTGCTGTCGTCTACGAAGGCAAGCTGCCCTGGGTGCAGGTCGTTACGGATGCGCGCAAGAAGCTCTGTGGTGTCCTGCTGCGTAGCTACATCCATGAAGCCCAGCAGTTTGCCGGGCTCACAGATGCCAGTAATCAGGCTCACACTGGGCGGTTGATGTTGATGCACTATGCCGGCAGTGTAACGACTCAGGACATTTCAAACCGAAGGAGTTTGGCTTGTGTCTCTAGTGCTTTGACAGCTAAGCCGAGGTTGCCTTTAGTGCGTGCCTCACGTTCGTAATCTTGAAGGCGAGCAACGGCAGAGGCTAACCATTCAGGGCGTTCTAGGGCAGCGTCTAACTTTTGTAATTCTCTAGCGCGAGCGATGTAATGTTCAGTTTGACGTTCACCAAGTTCCCAATTTTCCGCAGCGTAACGAATAATTTGTGTTCTACTATTTGCACGCAAGAGTAGATCATAGATCGCATTAACGCGATCCTCGGATTCACTCTTGGTGCATTTCTTGCCCATTGGGGACTGGTTTAGGTTTTTTGGATATGGTATTTGACGTTAGCAGATTTATTGTAGAGGGGTTGATTGGCGGAGTTGGTTGATTTTAGGTTCGACGAGGTGGTGCGAGGAAACGGTGCCACAGGTGTCACCAATGCAGACGCGGACACTGCCGTCATCGAGCGTATGGCAGATCGGCTGGACGGAAGTAGCGGCTGATTCCACCAGTGAGTTCAGACGGTCTCTGGGGGTCATTGGTCTGGTGGTAGAGGGCTGTTAGGTAGTCGTCCCACAGTTTGAGCCAGTGCGCAACGTCTTGGTTGGTGGGGTTACGGCTTGACTTCATTTTGAAGGGAGCAGAGGACAGCGGCTGCAATGCATTCGAGGACTGGGCGCGGTGCACTGCCTCTAGCAGCCCTACAAGCGGCTGTAACAGCGTTCTGATAGGCGTGCAAGGAGAAGGGCGCGGCAAGGGCTACAGAGGCGCCAGAGGCCACTGTGGGGTCTCCTAGCGCACGCAGGCGGATGAGCTGCCCGCGTTCGATGTTCAGTTCCTTGGCTTGGCGTAGCAGGTGCTCGTTCTCGTCTTGGGTGAGATAAACCTTGACGGGCAGGCGCTTTTCGGTGGTCATGTCAGTAGGGCAGGGCGTTTTCTTCAGCGGGTACAAAGTCGCGTGGGTTGACCACTTCGACCTTGGGGTCAGCGTCATCGACAGGATCGCGTAGCAGGTTGCGGTACATGCCTGGGTTGATGTGACCTGGCGGTGGTGCGTCAAAGTCCTCTAGCACGCACCGCTTGGCATCGATGAGGCGCTGCAGGAGCTTGCGGGCACCGACAGCGGTGGAGATTGGTTTGAGTGCCATCAGGAGAATGCCTCCTCGCGCTTGCGCTCCTCATCGGCAAACGGATGCAGGACAAATCTGCCAGGGCTGACGCCTTCGATGGCAGGCTTGTGGGTCATATACCGACCGAACTCGTCGTAGCGCCCCACGCAATACGGGTAAGCGTTACGCAGTTGGAACTTATCGAGCTTGCGCTGCGCTTCATCAAAGTCATCAGCATCAACGGTGCGGAACGCTGGTGCGGTGCCTTCCTTGGCAGCTTTTGGCAGGACGGCAAAAACAAATTGGTTACGACTCTCTGGGCTGAACAGTTTCATCGGATCACATCGGGGATGTAGTTGGTGGTGTTGAGGGGTCGGTCGTTGACCGTGAGGTAACGCTCGTCGCGTAGCCAGCGGAAGCAATCAGGCAAGGGGCTGACGAACGTGCCCGCTGCGAGGTGCTGATGGCTGATCTCAGTTTCCAATGCTTCGAGCAAGCTGGCAACGGTTTCGGTCCGGAGAGTTTTCTGCCACTGCCCAAGGGCTTTGGGCTTGGACTGACTGGCAGCGCGTACAGGGGCTGAGAGGTACGTTTTCCAGAACTGCTCAAAGGCTGGATCGCCTTTGGTTCTACGCCTTGGCGCGGGTTGGTCAGACGCTGCTGGAAACTCGTTTTCCAGCTTTACATGGGTTCTTGTTATGGGTTCTTGTTCATGGGTTTTTGTTTGTAGGTCGTTTTCGACCTGGGTACCTAGGTCGTTTTCGACCTGACCCCTAGGTCGTTTTTGACCTGGGTCGTTTTTGACCTTAGGTCGTTTTCGACCTGGGTGGTCTAGGACGACGTGGTACACGGCACTGGTGCCAGGGCGGCGTTCAACCTCCAGCCAGCCGGTTTCTACAAGTGTGCTCAACGACCGCTGAACAACCTTCCGTGAGATACCAGAACGATCTGAGATTGTTTGCAGTGATGCGTAGCAGCCTTTCGGGGAGTTCCAGCCGAACCTGTGTAACCAGAGATAAACAACGATGGCTTTTGAATCGATGCCGGCGTCCATGAGTTTGTATGGGACGGCAGCAAAAGCCGTGGACTTAACCGCAGCGGTCATGTAAGATTTGCCCGTGATTTGTCTACGCCTTGCAGGGTCCTTCACCCCTGCGGGGCGTTTTTCATTGTGGCAGGGAATCTTGGGTCATGGGCACCTCCAGCTCGATCCGTTGCAGCGCCTGATCTAGGAGCTGATTGACGAAAGATTTCTGTGATTGATAGGTAGGCATGACAGCCTTAGCGCGGCTGAGGATGGCGTCGTCGATGGCGACGTTGGTGGCTTTGCCGATGGGCATAAAGGTTGCGTTATGCGGGTATCCGGCGTAGATTACCCCGAAATCGACCATTGCGCAACATGCTCGCCCCGGTCCAGCACCTTGAGTTCAACGAGGATTTGCACCGCTATCGGTACAAGGGGCGCTGGCTGCCGTTCAGCGTGTCAAAGGTTGCGAACCGCACCACGCCGGAACAGGAGGCGCAGTTTGAGCGGACCAAGCACATTTGGGCGCCACGCGGCACCACGATCCATTCCTTCTGCGAGGCAATGCTGCTAGGCGAGGAGCTGCCGGAGACTGATTACACGGCATGGACCGATGAGTTGCAGGAGTGCTGGCTGCTGCGTGACTCTGACGCACTGGCTGTTGAGTACAGGCTGTGCGATGCCCGCAAGGGCGTTGGCGGCAGCTTTGACTTCCTGCTGCGGACATCCAACGGCAAGGTCGTACTGGGTGACCTGAAGACGGTTGGCAGCAACTCAGGCGTATCGCAACGCAAGCCAGCCACAGCTCAGCTTGGGGGCTACCTTGCCATGCTGATCGACCATCACCCGATGGTGACGGTGGACTGGTGTTACACGGTGGTGGTCGGTCCTGGGCGCTGCAGGGTAATTCAGAGTGAGCCTGACGAGTGCTTAGGTGCCTGGGTGGATGCTTGGGATGTGTTCAAGCAAGAGGTCTGCCCGTTCTGAGTCGCCGTACCGCGTGACAGTTTTTATGGTGTCAGGGTTGAAATAGGTTGCATCTCCACCTGATCCATGGCATCCTTTGTTTGTCGGGGATGCCCGGCTACCACCAACCACCTGCACAACCCCAATGATCAACCGCATTAACAATGCAATTTGCCTTGTGGTGGTTGCAGCAGTCGTTGCCATGATCGGCATCGAGGCTGCTAACCAGCCCGGCATGACCCACAGCGGCACTCAGTTAGAGATTCGCCGCTGATGTCTGACAGAATCGCCCGCAACTTCGCGCAGTTTGACCGCGAGAACCCAAGCGTCTATGACGGGCTGCGTCGTTTGGCGCTGCAGGTTCGCCGCACAGGGCGGCAACACTACGGCATCAAAGCCTTGTTCGAGGTTCTTCGATATGAATATGCTTTGACCACATTCTCTGATGATGGCCTCAAGCTCAACAACAACTACACCGCTCTTTACGCCCGCAAGTTGATGGAGTGTGAACCAGAGCTGCAAGGCTTCTTTCACCTGCGCGAACGTGCGCCGCGTTTCAGAGCAGACCAGATCGTTTAACCCCGTTCTTACAGCACCGATTCATGACTGCCGACGAAAAACTGTCAAGCCTCCTCAAGGAGATTGAGCAAGACCTAGCAAGCTACCGTTACCCGGTAACTGAACAGAAAGATCTGTTCACATCGCTAGAACTTGACCTGCTTTACGAATTGACTCGTGATGCCCGCAACTCATTGCACGATCCAGAGGATGAGGTACAAGCGGGCAGTTGGGCTGATGCCATTATCAAGCTCGACAACAAACTGACTAAACTCTTTCGCCAACGCCGCCAATGAAACGACCACTCGTTCGCTCCGTGCCGATGGAATTGATTCTCACGGGCTTCCATTGGGAAACCGTTCGGGAGGAATATTTCCTCAAGTACGGGCAATTTGCAAAAGCCCAAGACTGCAAACACCTACGCGCTTTGTACAAACAACGTCTTTGGGAGGAGTGCGGCATTGAAGTGACGCTATAAGTCGCCGGCAATGATTAAAATCCTCAAACGCTGTTTCTTTCGCTTGATGTCCCGCTACGAGTATTTGCCACCTGATGATTGCTTACCGCGATTCAATGGCAAGTCCCTCAAGGATTTGGAGCCCGAATGGCAGGTGGCTTACTTGGAATACGTGTTCCTGCTGGATTGCTCTAAGCACTACCAGCTAAAGCCTGGTGAGATGCCAGACTGATAACGAGGCATTGGGTGACTGGTGCAAACTTCGGTCGCTATGGTTGCTGCCTGCGTAGGGGATGCCACTGGTCGGGCTAACTGGTGGAACAACATCCCAAGCGCAAGAAGCCAAGGTTCCCGTCGTGGACGCGGTGTAGTGCCAGCGGTGTGTGTACCGTACATTGGCGCCGCGCAAGCAACCTACCCATGTAAGTCCTCAACCTTTCCAATGGAAAAGGGGTTGCTTTTCGGGCGGTTTTGCCCCATAATACGGAGACGCGGGACAGACCCGCAGCCCAACGCGCAACTCAACCCATGCTTCCCTTCCAGCCCACCGACTCCCCTGAGCTGACCGCCGAGCAAGAAACGGCAATGGCTCATGACCTTGCAGATCAGTTCAATGCCTACGTCTGCGAGGAGCTTGTTGGCGTCCTAGCTCACCTGGCGCAAGACGTTCTCAAAGACAACTACATCGACCCTGATTCCATGCTGGGTCATGACCTGATCCACGACCTGATCAACCGCATCGTGGTAACCGCCAAATGAAGCACACCGTCCGCCTCCAGCGTGGGCTCTACGTGCTTGTTGATTCCTACGCGAGAC